GCAAAAGAGTTCTGCGACGACTGTGGTGGTTATGGCTCTGGTGAAAAAAGTGAGGAAGAAGAAATGAAATCGATTGATTGGGTTAAAAGAAATGAAAAAATGATAGACTTTACGATTGATAGGTCTAATGAACCAGATACTGAACCAGAAAGCGACGACGAAGATTGTGATTGTATGGGTTGTGAATTTAATTTAGAAGAGGGTTGTGATATGAAATTACCAGACAAGTAAATCAAGAAATTAAAAACCGACTTAGCTCAGTCGGTAAAACCATTATTTGTATAGACGATTTTCGTAATGAAATTATTTTTTTTATATATGAAATAAAATTTTTTTATAAAATTGATTTTAAAAAATATTATTATATGATTAATAAAATATGAATGTGGTAGAATTTTGTGATAGTCAAAATATTAAATGGCGACCTATTCTCGTCAAGGTGAGTAAGGGTGCGAAAGGTAAATATGAGAAGAAGTTAGAGCCTTCTACTCTATTCGGTGGAATGCCGAATAAGAAGGATTTTCAAGACGAGAACTGGTGTAATACCGACTTAGTCAAATATCAAAAAATATTTAGGAATATGTCTGCTGTAGAACAAAGCAAATATACTATATCTATGGATACTACAGACATTTATCATTTAGACGTTGACTGGTATGAAGATAAAGAATACAGTGATAAGGCGATAGATTTCGTAGAAGACTTACTCAAAATATGTCCGTATTACAAATCTACAACTAAAGCACTCGGTAAGCATATATTTTTCAAGATAGACAAGCCACTACAGAAACAGAAGAACTTATTAAAATTAACTGCTGGTTGTGTGGTTTATGAAGACTTAGAAATTTTGTCTGGTAATTTCGGCTGGTGTCCAGCCAGTAATGAAATTGAGAATACTGGTTGTGAAATACCGACTTTGAACTACGAGGACTTACCTTTGAAATGGGGTGCTCCGTTGAAGGCTACCGCAACAGAAGGGCAAAAGACAACTAATATAAAAATGAAACTGAAGAAGAAGAAGAAGACTAAAAAAGAAATTACCGAGTTGAAAGAACTCAACAAAGATTCTAAGGTATTTAAATATGCTGACATTATCTCGGTAAGATATCTCGACGAGTATGACACGTGGTTAAAACTACTTACTGCTTTGAAGAGTGAGAATGAGAAGGCAGTTGCTCATTATATATCGCAGAAGAGCGATAAATTCATAGAAGCCGACTTTCATAATAAATATGAGTCTGTAGATTCAACAACTATATCTATCGGGACTATGTATTACTATGCTAAAATATCTAACAAGAAGGCTTATAGAGACTTACAGAATGAAGAAATGGATAGTATGGAATTCTTAGACAGCGACGATAGTCAAGCAAAAATATTTCTTAGGAATCACGAGAATAACTTAGTCTATCTGGAAGCTACTATATTTATGTATCTCGGTAATGACGAAGGGACTGAAGGTCGGTGGTTCAAAGACGACAAGAATGAGAGAGTAAAAAAAGTGCTAAGTGATTATTTGTCTGGATTACAGAGTGAGCGTCTCGATAAGTTTTATGAAGAACAAAAACAAATTACCGAGGTGTTAGAGGGTGAGCCAGACGACGCTGAAGAACTCAAAGATAGGTTAAATGAGTTAGGTCATAAGATTAAGTTTTCTTCTGGATTAGCTGCGAAGTTAAAAAACTGTGCTAAAATTAATTCTATTACTGAGAGACTGAAAAGTCTGTTGTCTGTGGTAGATTTTCAAGAAATTCAGTTTGATAAGAATCCTTACTTACTTCCGTTCAATAATACGTGTTATGATTTGAAAACTCATAACTGGGTAGGAACACGACGTGAGAATTATATATTAGAAACAACTGGATATAACTGGGTTATGCCGAAAGAATCACAGATTAAGAAGATAAGTAAGTTAATTGACGAGATTTTTCCAGACCCAGACATTCGTCAAGAATACATTCATTACTTAGCAACTGGTTTATATGGAATTCCTATTGAGAAATTCATATTTGCGAGTGGTGGTGGCGGTAATGGGAAAGGCGTTATAAATGAATTACAAATGGAAGTGCTGGGTAATTTCGGTTATTCGGCAAACAATGCTGTCTTACTAAATCCGCTGAAAGACGGTGGTAATCCAGCTATCGCTAATATGTCTGGAAAACGGTTTATCAATTACCGAGAGCCAGACGAAAAAAAATCACTTAACTTATCAACAATCAAAGAATTAACTGGTGGTAAGGGTATTTGTGCTCGTAAGTTATATTGTAATGAAGATAGTGTTGAGTTAGTCGGGACTCACGTGTTAGAACTCAACAAGAAATGCCCTATGGTCGGTGATTTAGGTGATAGTATTATGCGACGACTTCGGGATATTCCATTCGTGTCAACTTACACTACCGACAAAGACTTACTCAAGCGACGAAAAGAACTGAATAATATATTTCAAGCAAATCCATATTACAAAACTATTGAGTTTCAAGAAGAATTTAAGTATGCTCTATTTATATATCTAACACGATATGCTAAGAAATGGGAAAAAGATAATGCTGGATTTAATGTGTGTAGTCGGTTATATGTCAGCAATAAAATTACTGAGCGGACTAAAAATTATATAGAAGACAACGATAATATATTTATGGTGTTAAAACAACATTATACTAAAGATATGTCAAACAAGAACAACTATGTTAAATTCAAAGAATTCTGGTGCTTTTTCAAAGACAGCGATTTCTATAGAACTCTGTCAAAACACGAACAAAACAAACAATATAGCGAGAAGAATGTGGTAGAACACCTCAAGACTTCTACCTCAACAAGAATCTTTTTCAAAGATATACTTAGTTTCAAGAAGCCGAATGGCGACGTAGTTAGTTATAAGAATGTGTTGAGATACTGGCGATTAAAAACAACAGACGAAATAATTAAGGAACAACTCGAACAAGGCGGAGAAGACGAAGAACTGGAATTTGAATACTAATTTAAGAGCAGCAGAACCGAGTTGACCATAGCCTAAATAATACATAGTTTAACTTAGTTATTTAATATATTTTTTATTTATATATGGTTAGATTTAAAATTGCCCCGAAAATTATTGAATGTGCCGATGGTGAAATGGAATGGAAACAAGAAGACGACACGCCACCACCGACTCCAGAGCCAGAGCCAGAACCTATACCCGAAGCAATGATAAAGAGAATGAAAAGAAAGAAGAAACTAAGTGAGGCTCAACTCGCAGCATTAGAAAAGGGTAGAATGAAAGTCGCTGAAAATAAGAGAAAAAGGATTTTAGAACAAAAGAGAGAAGAAATTCGGTCAAAGAAAGAAGAGAAAGAGTTTGTAGAAAAAGGAATAGAACAGACTAAGTCAGCAAAACAAAAGAAAACCGAGTTAAGAAAATCAGCTAAAGAAAATAAAATTCGGGAAAAGCTACTGGAAAAAAAAAGACGGGAAGAATGGGAAACTGAGAGAAAAGCAAGGTGGGAATTAATGAGAGAACAAGCACTCGAACAATGTGATACAATAGAAGACTTTGAAGAATTAACAGAGCACTTAGATACTATTGAAGACGAAGAGATTTTTGACGACGAAAAGTTAAAAACTAAGTTAAATAATATCTATGATACTTATAAGTATGTCCCAAAAGAACCAGAAGGATTTGAAGCAACCGAACAAGCAATCGAAGAATGATTATGACCCTAAGAATTACCAGATTTTACCATTAAAGAAATTAGATAAGGACGAAGTCGGTGAAGTTGATTTTGATATATTACCTAACCACCCATTTTTAGCCTACGTAATCGGGGCTGTTAAGTCGGGAAAAAGTTTATTTATGGCAAATCTGTTTTTTAATCCTAATTTTCCATACAAAGAATTATTCGATGTTAAGATTTTAATATCAAATACAGCCTACAACGATAAAATTATGAAACCGATTTTAGAGCAATTTGACTTTGTTTTTACAGATTACAATGACGCACTAATGGAAGAAATAATACAAATGGTTCAAGACGACGACAGCAATAGTAAGTATTTATTAGTATTAGAAGACATTATCGGTAATGTGAATGTTAAGAGAGCTGGTAGTTCTATCGACGCACTTACTGGACTAACTACAAAATACCGACATATAGGTAATGAAGAACAAGAAGGGAAACTCAGTATTTGTATTATATCTCAGTATTTCAAATATCTCAACGCCATTCAAAGAATCAATGCTTCGGCTTACTTTCTAATGGGGAATAGTCCCGAGATAGAACTAAAGAAAATGAGTCAAGAATTGTCGGTATTCGGCGGAAGTGAGAAAGAATTTATCAACATATATAATCAATCTAAGCAAGAGCCATTTGACTTTTGTTTTCTCAACATTCAAGATTTAACAGCACGAAGAAATTTTGAAGAAGAACCATTATGGGATATAACTAAGAAGAATACCGACTCTAAGTCAGTTGAAGAAAATACCGATATGGAAGACGACGAAGAAAATACAGACGAAGAGAATTAAAATATAATATAAATATATAAAATGGCTTATTTCAATCAATTACAAGGATATATGAGTAATCTACAAGAAGGAATTAATCACGAAAACGATGTTAAACAAGAATACGGAGATAAATTAGCTAATACAATTGAAGATAAATTTAACGCAATATCTCAACAAGCCGAAGGCTGGGGTGGAGCACTTACCGCCGCTGGAACTGTGTGGAAACACGGAAGAAAAGTCTACAGAACCCTTCAAAGTCAACAATCAGCAGCAACCGACGCAGCAACTACTACCGCAGAAACTACTGGGGGCGACGTTGCTTCAGCAGCCGAAGCAGCAGTAAGTAATATCGGTAATGCTGCTGCCGCATTTACACAAGGTATTAACGCCGCAAGTGCTGCTGGAGGTCTGGCTTCCACAGTTGCGACTGCCGCTGCCCCAGCCGCAGCAAGTGCCGCTGCCTCGGTAGTTAATGTAGCCGCTGGTTCTGCTGGAACTCAACTCGCAGCCTCAGCTCAAGCGGCGGGTGGTAGAATCTCAGTTGCCGCTGGTAAGTCGGTATTATCTGGACAAGTTGCGGGTGGTGGAAGTTCTGGGGTAAATGTCGGTAATGCTATTAATCAAGCCAGAGAAACTGGTCAAGTTGCGGGACAAACTGGCGGTGCTGCTGGTGCTCCAGCCGCCCCACTAACTAACGTTGTTCAACAAGAATCTAACATAGCAGCACCTACAGCAAACCCGACTGCTGGTGGCGAAGCTGCTGGTAAGTCGGTAGTCGAGTCAACAGTCGGTGGCGACGAAGACGCTGCTTCTTCAGTAGTAAGTAATGTAGCCTCAAAAGTAATGGGTGGTATGGACGCTGCTTTAGACGGTATTCCAGTTATAGGTGAAATAGTCGGTATAGGTAGTTTGATAGGTGGTCTTATTCACGGATTAGATAAAAAGGGCGAAGAAGCCAAAGCTTCAGCAGCAGAACAACAAGGCGGAACTTTCGGTGGTGGATTAGACACTTCCGTTTTCAAGGGGAACACACTTAGTAGCGGTGGCGGTGGCTACACAGTCTAAGTGTTTTTTAGATTTGACGTGAGATTTTTTAGTAGTCCACGAATATAATTGATTACAATCAGCACAAAACCACGTGTCCCCCTTACGACTCGCAAGATAGTCTTTATTTCTCTGTAATTCTTTTTTATGATTTTCCCAGTAATAACATTTCTGTTTTGCCGCATAATACAGAGATTTCTTAGCATATCTTTTTTTATGATATTCGGCGTGTGTTTGAGTCGGGATTTGTTTATTCAACATAACTAACCCAGTTTCTTCTTCGCTATGTTTTTCTATATATTTTCTTTCTATTTTTTTCAAATCACTTCTCGTTATATTTTTAAATTCTTCTAATACCTTAATCTCTTTGTTTCCAAGCATATACATAGTCATACAATTATTGTTGATTGAGTTGTGATTTCTTCGTCTTTCTTTCCAGTTCTTAGTTGAACCGTAATAAATTTTGTCGTCTTCTGGCGACGTAATTTGATAAATATATCCAGTGTCTAAAATTTCAATACTCATATAATATTAAAATATAAAATAAAAACGAGAAAAGAACGCCAACTTTTAATCCCAAGATATAACTACTGGTTCACATATTTTTTTCTTTTCTCTTTCAGCAAGTAAGTCGCAGTTCTTTATATGAATCTTTGATTTTAAATGGTTATGAATATGACCTCTACTGATTTCTCTTTTACAAATATCGCACATTAATTTTTCTTTAAGCCATTCAGTGTATCTCCTCATATATTATTAAGAAATAAAAAATTCTTTAAATCGATATTGCCGATATATTAGCGGCAATGTGGTTAGTGCCGATTACTGCCTCAAGGTTAGTTAATGTAGCATAGAATACTTTAGTTTTCCCGACTTTATAATTTAATGGGTGATTAATATCACTATGAGTATTACCGACAAATATCTTACCTATCATTTCTTTTAATCCAGATTCTAAATCTTGCTCAAACAACTCTATAGAACACGCTGTAGCCATAGAACTCGAAATGTGAATATCTTTAATTAAGAGTTGTTCGTCGTGAGCAGTCGCATAAAACATTGACTTACTACTGAAGTGTGTTGCTTGTAGAATACCATAAACTGTAGAGGTTGAAGTTTGTTTTACCGATATATCACCTTGATTTGTGTAAGTGTTTCCAGAACTAAATACTGTGATTTTATTCACAGCACAGAATAAGTTAGTTCCAGAAGCAATTCCATCGCCAGTATTAACTATTGTAGTTCCATTCATATTAAAGACGCAAGTCTGGGGTTTTCTTTTATTTGAGTCAGCTGTATCAGCAAAAAGCCCCTCAACCTTGACTTGCCTAGCACCAGTTCCCGTAGTCCTAACATCGAGAGCACTTGTAGAGACAACGTCTAAGGCGGTATTTGCCCCAGCACCATCGCTTATTTTAAATGAATTTAGGTTTCCAGCACTTCCTAAGGTAAATGTTCCCGCAGCAGCAGCATCGTCAATCGCTCTTATGACGGTATTACTTACTCTCGCACTTCTATCGAAAATCTGTGTATAAATAGGTTCTACGATTTCTTTCAAAGACATTATATTAATTTAAGATATTTTAATTTGAAAAAATAAAATATATTAATAATATATAAAATGTCTGTTGCCGAAAACTCAAAATTTATAGCCCTCGTTGCCGATAATGGAACTGAATTCACCAGTGAACAAAAAGCAATTTTCACAATTCACCCAGATATAGGTTTCGTTAAGGGTAAAGATTCTTACCTTTCATTTGATATGCTCAACACTTGCCCTAATTCCCGAGTTTGCTTATTTCCAGCAACTGCTGGTGCTTCCTCAATAATCCAGAGAATGGATATTTTCTCTCTTGCTAATGGTCAACTCTTAGAATCACTTACTAACTACAATTTGTGGTGTGGTATTGAAAATCAATATATGGAAGAAGATAATGCTCACTCTCAACTTAAGAACGGAACTGACCCAGAATGCCGTGCCTACACTTGTGCCCAAACAGCGGGAACGGGCGTTCTCGCAACCAATTCTAAAATCAATGTGCTTACAGAGCGGGGATATGCCGCAGACCCACGAGGAACTTTAGACTTAGGAAGTGAGTTATTCAGTCAAATATCTTCTGGTAGTGGTGTAGTAAGTGGTGTTAATCAAGAACTCGATGTTGATACTGAAATGTGTGCTAAAAAATTCGCTGCTCGTAAATTCTGTATTCCTCTTAAGTCGGGAATCTTTTCTCATTTCGGCGTAAGTGAGAAACTTACCCCTATCCTATTATTCGGTGGTCTTCGTATTGAGATTACTTTTGCCGAAGATAAAAAAGTTATGACCCGAGCTTATGTTGCCGATGGAACTTCAGCAACTTCAATGGTCAAGGCAGACTCTATTGCTAATGGTATTGCTGTTGACGATTTCGGTGTTGCTGCTGCTAATGGTGGTCGTGGTGCTAAAACCTTGAAAACTATTGTTATTACTGGAACTAACATTGCCGACCCAGCAGACTTAGGTATTGTTAAGGGTGCTTCTATGATTTTACAAGGAACGGGCGGTAGTTCTACAGCAGAACAAGCATTTACTGTAGACCATTGCCACCGAGAATTTACACAAACCGACGGAACACCGACTGCCCGAATTGTTATAGTCCCGACTGCTGCTCTCACGGCGTCTACTGGTTGTAAGATTTGCTTTGCTAATGACGATACTCAATCCACATATAAACTCAAAAATGTTGAACTCAAGGTATTACAAGTAATCCCACCTCAAGGTATTATGAAAGGTATGATTAAGGAAAGTCAGTTCGATTACATATCGTGGGATTGTTTCTTAGATAACTTACCACTTAGTAGTCTATCACACCAGAGCGACATTACTTCAGTTGCTTCTGCTGCTAAAAGTATTTTTTCACACTATATCTCTGTATCAAGTGAAAATGAAAAATATGGACAGAATTACTACAACGGACAACCGCCACACCGAACTTTCTTACAATCTGTTCAGTATTTTATTAATAACAAACTTTATCCACTCAAAGCCTATGACCCTTCAGCTAAAAGCGACAAAGTCGTTAATATGAATGAACTCGTGAAAGCATTCAAATCTATAGGAAAGGACGTTAAAAGACTAGGTGAATGCCGAGCGGGTAATATCTGTGATTACACTAATACTTACTTACACGCCAGAGAACTTGCTCGTGGCGAACAGTTTGTCTACAATCTTAAAGACGCTGAGCCACAGATAAGACTTACCTTCAGTAATTCCCGAGATACTGCTGTAGATGGACAGACTTGCGGAAATGTGAGAATGATTCATTTCGTTTTCTCTGTAAAAACAATTATGATTAACAAGGATAATCTTCAACTTATTTTGTAAATTGATTTTTTTTATAATTAAAATATTTTATTAATATATAAAATGCCGATTGAAAAGAATTATTTTAGTATTTCGCCACTCAATGACAACCCGCTTCAAAGTTCGGGAACTAATGGTGTTGCTGGTGGCTTCTCATTTAAGGAGTCTAACCCGATAATCAAGTTTAGTCTTCCAGCAGTTGAAAAATTACTGGAAACCCGAACTCTGGTTCTTTCTGGTCAGTTCATAGTTAAACAACAAGATACAGACGAAGGTTTTAGAGACCCGAATTATGCTAATATGGAAAATGATAATGGTGCTTCTATAACAAAAGAAGTTGCTTGTAATATACCGAATCACGGTGGAGTTCATAATGTTATAGACAAGGTAGTTATTCAAACTAAAAAAACAAATACCGAATTAGTTAATATTCATAATTATTCTTCATATGCTTCCCTTCGTGAGGCGTATACTAATAATGATGAGGATTATTTATGGGGTGTCGCACCAAATCGGTCGCTGGCCCTCGGCGCACACGCTAATCATCAAAACCGA